TCAGTGCCATTCCGATAGACGCCCGGCGGGATGTTGAGGTCAATTAAAGACATGCATGCCTCACGTTAATAGCTATGGGTATAATATTACCACATAAGGGTGGGAACGCAAAAGGACGGCGCAGGGGCCGTCCAGTGCTTTAGTGTCTGGTGATTGTACATTTACGGCGAGACTGGCCAGTCACTGTCTGATAAATTTGGCCACGCCGCGTCGTCCGTCAGATTTCGCAGCTCGGATCTGTAAACCGCCCAGGCCGTCTTGTCTTCGTTTGACAGTGGGCTGTCGTTCATTTGCGTCCAGTCGCTGTCGTTTAAAAGCCCGTTGCGCTTGATACGGTTTGATGCAGCGGTATTCGCGTCATATTCTGCAATTTCTTCAGCCGTTTTGCTTGATGTTGACCAAGTCAAAGTCCAGCTTCCGTCTACGAGCGTCGGGGTGGTGGCTTGTTCACTTCTTTGAGTACGCGCGTCAATGCTTGGCGCATTAGGCATTTCAACTGGATGCACCCCATACTCGGCAAGCATTTCACTTGGTATTTGTTTTGGGAAAGATGTCTGCGGGTTGTCACGGCGTAGTTGCCCTACGGAGTATGGGTATGTGTCTACTGAGCCGTTTGTAATTTTAACATACATTGTTTAGGTTTCCTTTATAAGCTGGTGAAGTTTTCCGCATTAAAAGCGTTGTTTGCTTGTGAAATGTCAGCAGCAGAAGCAGAAGGTGTTGCACTTCCATAACTGCCTGACGAGGTTGTGTATGATGAGTAATTTGTTAATTCAACGTAGTCACTAGATGTAAGCTGCGTAATGATATAATTCCCAAACGTACCCGATGTACCGTCTAATGGGAACTTAACTATCATTCCATTATAATTACCTGCCGTTGTGTCATAAGTACGCCCTGCCATGTACAAGAAGTCATTATGCACCTTCATAGCGTATATACTTGTTTCATTTGATCCATTTGTTTGACCAAACTCTATAAACCACTGCAAGGTTCCAGAAGAATTATACTTTGCAATTTTAGGGCGTTGCCCAATGTAGCCGTTGTTGTCGGATGCGGCATACACGTTGCCATTATCATCTACAGCTATGGCCTCTCCTTGTAAATATTGATATACCCCACCTCTATATTCACCTATTTTCTTCTGCCACTGCAACGCTAAATCAGATTTTCTAATTTTCATTACATGCATGTTATCTATTTGTGGGTAACTGCTACCATTTAAGCTGTGATGGCCTACAGTATAAAGATATGTACTATCTTGTACCATGCCACCATTACCGTGAGATATTTGTGTTTGTTGAGGGCCGTAATTACCACCATTAGAACTGTAAGACAGTCCTCTGGCAAGACCCGCCCCATCGGTGGAGCGTAACTTGACAATCATATTGCCGTACCCACCGTTGCCAGGGTCAATACCCGCTGTGCAACCAACAAAGATATTTGTGCCATCCCGAACTGCTGATCTTGGGTATTGAGTGCTATAAACTGTAAAGTTTTCGTTATATGCAGGATTTGGCCCATAACTGCCGCTATGGTTTAACAGATAATTACCCACATTACTGCCAGTCCAACCTGAATAAATCAACCAAACATCTGTCCCGTCAGGCTCAACGATGGCAGGGTTCCCTGATCTGTAGTTGCTATTGCGCCAGCCTCGCAAGCGGTCTGCCGAAACACTACTGTCTAAATCAGAAAAAACCAAAGTAGAGGTGTCAATATCTATAGCTGCTGATCTTTCATTGTTCGCTGTTGAATACAGGTTCAATGCCGCTAATAGACCACCGCCTGACGGAAACAACTCCAGTTGCTCTATATAATAGTTTGCACCGCTTGCAGGGCTTTCTGTGTGAAGTCTTGCGGCAGTAAAGTCACCAGTTGTGTCGCCTTTCGCGACCCAAGCATATTGGGGGCTGTTACCTATAGCACCTCCGACATAAATGTTGTCGCTGCTATCAATCGCTAGACCTCTAAAAAATGCGTTTCCACTCATTATTGGGTCTATATCAACAATCCATCCGCTATCACCGCCTGATCCTGATGCAGCGAGAGTTGTCAGTCTGCTTGTAAAGCTCATGTCAGCTTACCCCGCTGCGTCGATTGCAAGTGCGCCATACCAAGTTGTGCCGCCGTCTACCGTAGTAAACACGAGGACATCGGTTTCCCCACTCGCTGGCGCGTCTGGCGCTGTGGCCCCAGCCCAGTCAACACTTGAAGGATATGTAATTGTGTGAGTGCCGCCCGCGGTCAATTTCAACATAAAGCCGTAAGCAGTGCCGCTGGCTGGCGGGTTGCTGAACGTGAATGTGGTGTTACCTGTAGTGCTTAGAGCAAACACGTTGCCGCTCTCACAGTCTACTGTAGGTGTCGTACCTGATAGGGCAACGTAGGTTTCGTTGTAGCTGTCGGCAATCAGCTCGCCTGTTACGTCTACGCCTACTGAGGTTGTGGCGAATTTAGGTGAGTTGTCATAGTATAGCGTAACTGCACCATCCGTGACAAAGGATGCCATGATCTCAGAAGAACCTTTGTTGATGTAAACTGCTGCACCATTTGACGCAATATTTAAATTGCCAGTACCCTCATCAGAGATGTAAGAGTTATTGCTATCGTGAAAAATCTGAAGGTCATTGCTTGTACCAAAGATGGCTTTTTGGTTATCAAGCCAAGTAACATTGCCAGATGAATTTGCAGTCACAGTCTTCAACGCCTCAACGGTGCCCAGCGTCGTGATGTCGTTGTAGTTCAACTCAGTCGCTGTAGCTGTGACGCCATCCAAAATATTCAGCTCAGCCGTCGTGACAGTCGCGCCATCAAGGATAGACAGCTCCGCGTTTGTGACCCCGCCAAGAAGCGTGTCGAGCGTGTCCCAGTTGCCATTTAGGTATCCGCCCCAGGCGTCCTCGTCACCGCCCACGACGGGCTTATTGAAGCTGTAATTTGTAGTAGTTGTGGGCATGCTAATCTCCTGCTTTTACTGCCGGGCGCACGTCTTCCAAAATGTGGGGGAGAACAAGCGACCTGGCTCGTTAACGCCAGTATCGCACAAGTGCCGCGCACGGCCAAAATTCTATGCGGCGCGCGACCAGGTGACGGGGGTCCAGGTTTCCGATGTCGCGTCGACTGGCGTCCAGATGTCGGTGACCCCGTCGACGGGTTCCCATTTCTCGATGCCGCTCGCGGCCGTGGATAGCGCCAGGGTCGACGTAGCGGATCCCTGCAACACGCGCTCGATCGCGGCGGTGAGTGAAAGCGACATAGAAACGGATGCCTCGCCGCGAACGCTGAATACCGCGTTTGCAGTCGTGCTGAGCGAGAACGACGCGACCGCGGACACCTCACGCACCAGCTCAAACGAACAGGTGCCAGTGAGCGCAGCGGATCCCGCGGCGACGCCAGTCTCGACGCTGTCGTTGCGCCCGTAAATGCTAGTGCCGTAGGTCCGCAGACCGTACCCGGTGCGATAGCCATCCGTTTCCGCGTAAACCTCTGCAACCGAGAGCGTGACGTTTTGCAGGGTGGCGGACGCCTGGCCTTGAATAACATTGACCCCAGACGCAGCTGTCGTCGCCGCGGCGCTTGCGGCCGCAGTTCCGTCAACCAGGATTTGAGCTGAACACGTCGCCGTAAGCGTCGTCGTCTCAGACCCCTCGTTGCCGTAAACCGCGGTGCCGTAGGTCGCCTTGCCGTAACCAGGGCGGTAGGTGACGTCCGTCGCGCCATCTATGGCACCAGTGATGCCGTAGAACGCTGAGCCGTAACTGTCAGCGCCGTATGACGCGCGATACGCCATTAGTCTAGCGTCAGATCAAAGTCGCCCGCAGGGACGCGGAAAACGTCGCCAGTGCCGACCGCCTTGCTTGTGCTGAGCGCCGAATACGCAATCAAGTTGCCGCCAGTTGACGCGTCAAACACGCCGACGTGGGTCACGGTGCCATACGACGCAGTCGCAGTCGGGAATTCGATGGCTGCGCTTGTGGTCGCCTCGTTGCCGGAAACCGTAAACGTCGCAGACTGGCGCGCGTATGCAGTGCCGGAGGTGCTGACCTCAGTGCCGCTCGCGTCTTCCGCCGGGTTTGATGTAAACAACGCCAAATACCAGGCTGTCGGCCGGGTGACGGATGTCGTTGTGAAAACGTAATTGAGAACGTGTGTCTCGAATGTATTTGAAAAGCTCATGTTAGTACGCCCTTATTTTCATGCGACGGCCGGAACCGCCAAACTTAGATGCCTCGCTTTCACCATTTATGGAGGCGATTGCTTGCGCGTAAAGAGATGCCCAAACCTGGATACGCGCGTCATCCTTGAGGTAGGGGGCAGAGTGGACCAGGGCGCCGTAAAGGTAGGCGTCCGGGAAATACTGTAGCAACCAATTTGACGTGTTGCTGTCGCTCAGCGCGTCGATGCGCTTGTAATAGTAAAGCTCGGTTTCATAGGTGCCGTCGGGTGACGGGTAAACCTCGATTTCGCCAGCGGTGATCGCGTAGTACGCAGGGCGACCGGAGGTGTCCAAATTTTCGTACCGACGCTGCAACATCTCGGCCTGGCTGATCAGCTCAAGCGGACGCAAGTTGCCCGAGGTTATGTGGAACGTGATGACCTCCAAGAAATCGGCGGGGATCGCGCTGTACTGCGTGTCGATTTCAGCCGTCGCTCGGCCCTCCATGCGCCAGTGCCGGATTTTGCGTGACAGGTCAGCCTCGGCCAGCGTGATAAAATCAGGCGCAACGGTGTCGAGGTCGTCGCGGTTGAGAAAGTCGGTGATTGAGCTTTGCAGCTCAGCGTATGTCGTTATCGCCATTTAATAGCTTCCTTCTCGCTCAACTTCGTTGAGATATTCTTCAATGGCAGCCGCCGAAACCCCAGCGGTCCCAATTCCAGCCGTTAGGTTTTTAAGGTGCGCCAAACGAGGGTCAAAACGCGCAAAAATTGATCTCAAGTTGCTAGGGTCGTAAACAGTCACCTCAGGCTGAGAGCCATAAATGTCATCGTTTTTCACACCCACATAGCCTTCATTTTCAAAAAAATCGTTTGCTTTATCTTTTGCTCGGTAAAACTCACGAGATCGGTTCCCCATGTGAACCTCCCGACTGGCCAAAATTTCGTCAATTTTTCTGCGAAAATCTCCGTGGTCTACATACGGGCCACTCTTTGCCGCCATTGGATAAACAGAACCGCTTGTTTCCCACAATTTTGGATTTGTCTCGGTGCTATCGACATTCCAAAAACCAGCATAACGATTAGCCGTTTGTTTATCTCGGCGCGGATCTAAGTAAACTCCTCGACCAGTTTTCCCTTTGTAAGAAGGCTCAAAAACAGTGATATCTGGCGTCACGCCAGGCTGGTCATATCTTTCCCGCGTGCCGTGGCTGACATCTAAACCAAAACCCATGTCTTGACGGCGTTGCGCGCGAGACGCTGCATCCATTGGTAAATCGTAATTTTGCGACAAATATTGATTAAGCATTGCGTTTTTTGTGCTGTCGCCCATGTCAAACATTTCGTCAGTGATTGATCCAGCGTTACCACTTTTTAACATTTCTAAAATTTCATTACCGCGTTGCTCAATTTCAGATTTTGCTTGAGCGGTTCTTATTACCTGGGGGATATTGCGCGCGCGTTTTAAGAGCGGTTTTGCAAATGGCAAAAATGTTAACGCGGCATCTAAAACACCCAACGCCGCGCCGCCAGCGTTTTGCGCGACCGCACCATAATCACCAGCTCTGTAGGCGTCTGGAATATTTGCGGCGGCGTCATATGCATCCTCAAAACCAATTGCTGTGCCAACACCAGGGGTATAATTTGCAACCTCCGCCGCCGCTGTCGCTAAATCCGGGTTTCCCGTTGCTTCTAACGTCTGATTAAAAATTTCACTCATAATTGAATTATCAGTGCTTGCCGCATCCAACGCGGCCTGCAAAACGTCGTCGCTGTATTTGTAGCCAGGCTCAACGGTGCGGCCACGATTTCTGCCACGGGCGTTAGGGGCGGGGATACGCGGCGTGTTTGTTTGATATGCCTCGTCGCCAACCCCAATAGTTTGCGTGTATGTATCACGCAGTGCGGCGCTTTGGCGTTCGGCTTGGTTTGCTTTCAAGCCTGCAATTTTGCTGCGGATCCGCTCCTCTGGTGTCATCGCACGCTCTCCAGGTATTTCATGATTTCCATTTCGCTGGGCATCTCTGACGCCTGCGCCTGGTTTCCGCTGCCCGCCATGCCAAGCACGCCCAACGGCGCCGCGGCTGGGACCGCCAGTAAACCCTTATTCATGATGAAGTCATACAGCACCTGTTCGCGGGTCGTGCCGCGCTTTTTCGCTTGGATGTCCGCGCGATCACGGATGGCGCCCATGAACGTCGTTTGGCTGGTGGGGTCGACGCCAGTCTTGCGTGCCGCGCCCATCCAGAGCGCCGCCTGGACCTGTGGACCCGTCAAGCCAAGCTCCTGGCCCAGCTCAAACATAAAGTCTTCCATGGCGCCGTATTCGGCGTTGTTGGGCTTTTGCGACCAAACGACTGGGTTATCCGCGATTTCCTCAATTGGCACGACGCCATCCTTGACCGCGGCCTTGGGGTTAAATCCGTATTTGCCGTTTTTGTTAACCTTAAAATATTTTTTGGATTTCGGGTATTTCGCCAGCAACGCCTCCGCGAATTCGTTGCCGACCTCAGTGCCCGCGACCGCCAACCAGTCAGGATCCATCGAGGCCATGCCGAAATAACGCGTAAAGTGCAAATCCGCGGCAATGTTCTTTTCGGAACCCTTCAGTGATTGCGTGAAGCCCTTTGGTTTGGGGTTATCTGTCCAGGATCCCGACGACGGCGCCACGCCAGGCTCAGCCATCGCGTCCCAGTCGCCCTGCACCTGGCGCCCGGCGATCAGCTCCTGCAAGCCCGCGGTTTTGTGGCCGTAGCCCTCCTTGCGGGTTTTTGCTAGGCGGCGCCCGTCTTCCAGGTTCTCGACGTTTTGCAACTCCTCCATGTAAGACATGTTGCTACCCTCGACGGGGTCGGGGTTGTATTTACGTTGACGCACCGCGGACGCGTTGCCGATGTTTGGCGGCACCTTGGATCCGGGAGACGTCGCGCCAACTAGATCGAGAAACTCAGACCACTGACGGTGACCCTCTTCCTCGCCGTACCCGGCAATGAACCAGTCACGCAGCTCCTCGGTGTTGTACCAATCCTCGCCGACCTCAAGGCCAGCCTCGATGCTGCTCAGCATATCCTGGCGCATTGGGTTGTTGGGGTCGCGTAAGGCGCTCAGAGAGCGTTGCAGGCGGGCTGGCAGCTTGTTTGGCTGGTAGCGCAGAAATGTAAAATCCGAACGGTTGGGCGCCGCGCCGCGATAACGAGGATCGCTGCCGGGAGCCTTGCCAAACATGTTAATAAGCCCTTCGGCTCCTTCTCTTAAATATCCCATGTTATCTCTTCACGCTCTTCTTACCACTACAGCCCCACGCCTTGCGTCGGACCCGTACCTTGGGGGTACGCTTTTGACTTACTGTGCGCGCGCAATACGCGTCGCCACGCTTCGTGCCCGGCCGAGAGATGCGCTTGTGCGTCTTTCCCTCGCTATCCTTGTAAGT